TTAGTAAACCATATAGGTCGTTTAGCTGTTGAATCTAGATAACTGTATGTAACAGCTCTAGTGTTTACATTAGATGTGGACGTTGGATAGAACCAAGTGATCTCACCAAACAAGTTATTAATACCACAATAAATTAATTGATTAGATGTTGTATTTAAATCATCATAAACATAGTCTTCAACTAAACAATCCATAGATTCTAGTTTACCAGTAAATCTAAAAAAACCATTTTCTGACATCCAGTACGCAGCACCATCTACTTCAACAGCTGCATTCATACCAATCAATCCACAGTTAGTTCCAACCTGTTCAAATGCAAACGTAAAAGGTTGACCTACAAAACGCATAGTAAATAAAGAAGTATCACTCCAAATATAAATTGCATTTCTACCAAGTGTAGCTCCCATGATTCGTGATCCGGCGGCCAATCTTTGTGTACCAGCGGTATTGGTTGCTGTAGGTGTGTAATCGTTAATATTTTCTTGAGAAGAAAATCTAATAAACATATCGTCTTGTGTAGTTTTATCTCCAATAGTTGTCTCTGTTCCAAAAAATACTAAGTGACGATCGGGAGTAGACACTAACATATCACGTGATGCTGTTGGTGCACCAGTTATAATTGTAGCTCTTGTTGATGTTGCATTAGTTGCATCACCATCCCATTGGAAACACTCACCATTGTGAATTAGAGCAATTAGAGTGCTTCCTAGGTTATCTAAAGACCATAGTCCTGGGTCGGTTACTTTATCTGTGTTGGCTGCTGGTGATCCCCATCCAGTCCAGCTAGAAGTATTAGTTACAGTAGCACCATTTAAATGTGAAGATCTAGTTGATCCTCTAGCTGCTCTAGTAATTCCTGTTAATTTACTTCCTGTAATTCCTGTGTAAGATATTTCTTCTGCTCCTACTTGAATATAATTAGTTCCTGATGATGGAAAACCTGTGGTGCTTGCTAACGTAATTTCTGTAGCAGAACTATTATTACCATTTGTGTCATCTGCTAATGCACCATTTAAAGTTGTAGTTAATGATCCTAAAATATTACCACCCCATAATGATATACCCCAACCAAAAGCTCCTATCTGTTCAGCAGGTCCTACGTGGTAGTATTGAAAATAAGTTATACCACCAGAAGTAGTTGCACCACTTCCTGTTTCGTTGGATGGCATTGTAATAGTAATTGTTGTAGTTGTTGGTACAGACGTTACCATAAATTTTTTATCAGCAAAATCTGTAGCTGTAAAATTAGAATTAGTAATAGCACCAAAAGTACTAGCGTCACCAAATAAAATAATATCTTGTGGTTGAAAGTTATGTGCGCTACCAAATGTAATTGTTACGATTGGTGATCCATTAGTCGTGCTAAATGCACTTGTAATAGCTGTGCCTGATGGATTAGTTAATGGATGAATGTCATAGTATACTCCACCAGAATATACATATAGAATTTTGTTTGTACCTATTGCTGCAAATTTTGTAGATTCTTTATTAACAAAATGATGTAAACCTCTAGCTGCACCAGTGAGTTTAGATTCTCCTAATTGATTCCAACCACCTATTTTTTCAGGAGTACCATATCTAAAACGAACATTTTCGCCACCTGTCCATTGAGACTCAGCTCCTGTTGATGTAACCTGTTTATTAAATCCCGGTAGGAATCCTAGCTTTTGTAACATATAACCTCATTATATTATGCATTCCGTATTGGCGGAACACCTAACATTGGCCTTCTGTCGAACCTGTTCTTTTCAGCAAAAGGACCATTTACATGGTTATAATGAAGAAAGACTTGTCCGCAAGTAGTTCCTTCAAAAGGTTCTCTCCAATGCTCTAATTCACATCCACTATATACCAGCATATCGCCGACTTCAAGCAAGACTTTAGTGCCTTTTGGAGCGTTAGGTTTATGTATATTTTTGTATTCATCTATAACATTATCGGCACCTGTGCCATCTATAAAGATTGGCCATGGATCTCCACCTAAATTAATAGTCGTAGATATTTCACAACTAGGTCTATCTTTATGTCTTTTTAATTCATCACCATTTTTATATAGTCTTGCATAGGAATAAGTAGGACATAGATCTAGGCCAGTTTCTTGTTGCATTACTGGCAATACTTTAACAAGTAAAGTTTCCATTACCGGATCGGCATAACAAGAAAAAGTATTTGGAATCTGTTGATCTGTCCATGTGCCTAACAGTCCTGTATCATAGGTAATGTTGTTGTCATACATCCATTTAACAGCATCTCGTTTAAGAAGAAAATAGTTAAACACAAAGTTAGCTAACTCGTAGCTAATTGCACTTTTGATTACTTGATATTTATTAAAAGCCATCTTGTATAAAATTAAAACTTACTGATATCCTTATATCATTTGATTTATTAGGTTCAACACAATGCCATAACCAAGCAGGAAACATTATAATTCTCCCAGGTTTTGGGTCTATATGACACTCTCTCCATAAATATTTTGGTGGTTGACCAGGTTTTCTTATAGGCATAGTAGTTTGTATTCCAGGTCTTGGATCATTACAAACAAGTTTTCCTGAATTAGGTTGTGCATGCACATAATATACACCACTAAATAAACTATTAGGATGTATATGTGGTTTGTTATAACCACCTTGATAATTTATATTAGCCCACATATTACCTAGTCTAGGTTGTCTGTCTAACCATTCTTCTTTAAATACTTCTGACACCATTTTAAATAATTCTTCTACTAAAGGTTTAAACTGTGGCAGTTCATGCATATTAGTTTCACTATGCCAACCATTAATATTTGTTTTTTGTATGCCTTTATTTTGTTTAGACCAATTAACTATTTCATTAGCTAAAAAATTATTATCTAACTGTGTGTCATGACCATATATAATTGTTGGAAAAAATTGTTCCTTAATCATCTAAAAGGTTTACCACCAAACCAAACAACTAATGATTGTCTTATTCCACGTTTTACAGGATTAACTCTATGATTTAAAAATGATGCAAATATAATTGCATGACCTTGTTTAAGTTCGGCAAACTTACCTGGTGTCATTAGTTCTAAATCTCCACCTTCAAACTCTGATGGATCATTTAACAAAAGAGTCATTGATATTTTTCTAACCGGTGGTTCGTGACCCATGTTTACATCACAATCCATATGCCAATCGTAGAACCCTCCTTCTGGATATTCTGTAAATTGAGCTGGTTCTGTAATTCTAATATCTCCAAAACCAAAATGATTTTCATTTGTTTTTTGAATAAATTTATTTAGATCTTGATACATGTGTCCCATCTCTTTAAATGGTATCCAAGATATTGTTGTAACTCTTTTTTTAGTATCAGTTCCACCACCTGGTTTACCCATACCAACTTGTGCTGTTTCTGGTGGTCGACTTCTACCACATTCAATAATTTGTTTACATTGATCTGGAGTAAATAATGGTGTGGTTGTTTGAACTATCCAACTCTTCCATTTAGGTTCTGTAATAACTTTATTTTCGTACATTAATTTACCCCTCTATTTTTAATTGGATCATATTCTACATCCATATTTGCAGCAAGTGTTCTTCTATATCCTGGTCCGTTAAAAGGATATACACAGTGTCTCATGTCATATGGAAATATATAAAAGTCTCGTTCTTTAACATCTGGTTGATAATCTATATTTGCAAACATACCTGAAGCTGAACCTAGTATTTGTAATCTGCCATTTTGCGGTTGACCTGGTGCTGAGTATTCTACACCATAAGACTCGGGTAATTTTAAAATCATAACAGAAGATAGACCTGTAAACAATGTTCCTTGATGCACATGCACTGGATTGTATTCATGTTCAAACATAGTGTTAACCCATACAGAATTAAAATGTAAATTATATTCTTTAACTTTATTCCAATTTAAATAATGACGAAACATATTTTCAAACCATTGTAATACACTACGTGGTAAATGATTGTGTTTAGTCATTTTAGGACCATCGTCTCCATCAAAAAATAAACTATGTTCCTTTTCTATTTTACCAACTAATTGTTTATTAGCTGAAAGTAGTGTTGGATATTTTGTTTCATAAATATGATTAATAATATTATACACATCAAGTGGCACTTGATATTTTAATACCGATTGACCTAAAAATGTAAAATTAAATTTAATCTGGCTTGGATCCGAGGTCATTAGTCAACTGTTCTTTCTTGTTATAAATCATTTCACCTGATTTTTTAACTCTTTCTATAGTTTGTAATTGGCCTAAAACATTAAATACTTCTGGTTGAGATGAACCAGTTGTTAATGTCTCTGCTTTATTTTTCATAATTATTGCATAAGAATCTAGTTGATGTCTGTTAACATCTTTGTCATCAAACGAACCGTCATTAAATTCTTTTTTAAGTGTAGACCAAAGTTTAATTTCTCTCATTCTATCTCTAGCAACTAACTGCATGTTAGCTAGACTATATCTTTTTTCATCTATGTCTATTTGATAAAGTTCTTTTTTTAATGGGTCTTCTTCTTTTTCTAATTTTTGTTCTAGTCTTTTTAATTTAACTTCATTTCGTCTACAATCAAAAGACAAACTCATTAAGTTTTCAAGAAATACGTTTTGTTCTCTAACACACTGCCAATACTTAGCAGCTTTAGTTGGATATTTAGCATCCTGTAAAACAGACATTCTCATTTCTGTCTCAGTTCTAAATACTTGTTTCTTAGTCCATGTATCTCTAAGTTCAGCTGTCATTGCTTTAAATTCTTTGACATCATTTGGGTCAAGTAAATTATTTAAACTAGGAGCTTCTTTTTCTATTAATGCATGTATATTTCTTTTTTCAGTCATCTTGTATTCCTTTCATTGAATAGTGTTAATATAACTATTTTTAGCTAGTTGTCAATGTGCTTGCTGGTGCTGCAACTGTTGTCTCTCCTGTAAATTCTTCTGTTGTTGTTAGTCTTCCTGGATAACCTCCTGCAACAAAAGAAGAAGCATTAGATGTTTCGCCTTTTCCAGCAGCCGCTGCGCCATTTCTTGCGGATCCTAAACTAGGTGCAGTTACAAAAACTGTGCCATCAAAATATTGAGAACTAGCAGTAGCAGTTCCTGAAACTCTACCTGAAAATACAAGTCCTGATGTACTTGACCCTGTTGCTGATAATCTATCTGCTCCATAAGTCATAGTAGGTCCTGAAGTCCAATTAGTTCCATCATAAGATTCAGATGTTGATACGTAGTTTGCTGGAGCAGTATTTCCTCCAACGTTTCTTATAGCGTTTGTTGTATTTCCAAAAGCATCATTACTTTGTTTACCAACAGGCAGTGCTCCACCTGATGACCAATTAGTTCCATCATATTCTTCTGTGGTTGTCATAGTTCCTGGATTACCTCCACAAACTATACCAGCTGTTAAAACTCCTGCAGCTCCCGTCATAGTTCTAGCTGTTGAAGCAGCATTACCAGCTGCCCAAGAAGAACCATTATATTCTTCAGTAGAAGTTGATGCAGGATAATCACCACCACAAGCAGCAACCGCTGCTGTCTGTAATCCAAACCCACCTAATTCTCTTCTTCCAGTATTTAAAGCTCCACCTGATGACCAACTACTACCATCGTATTCAAATGTTGCTGTTGTTTTACCATCGGGTGCAGTATCTCCACCAAAACTTAAACCTGCTGTTTTAGTTCCAGCTCCCGCGTTATCATAAACCCCTGTAGGTAAAGCTCCACCACTTGCCCATGCTCCAGCTGTAATAACATTTGCTGATACATTGTATTCTTCTGTTGTAGATATTTGTGAACCTGGAGGTCCATTTCCAAAAGCTGCAAATGTAGCAGTTTTAGTTCCCCAACCACCGCAAGAAATATTTTTGTGACCAGTTCCTGAAGAAGTTCCCGCTGTCCATGATGTTCCATCGTAGTTTTCAGAACCTGTAGTTATTGCGCCAGGTGATGTTTCTCCACCAAAAGCAATGACTGCATCTTGATTTGCTCCACCTAACATAATAAAAGATCTACCTGTTGATAAAGCTCCACCTGAAGACCAATTAGTTCCATCATACTCAAAACTTGTAGCAAGAGAACCAGGATCACCAGCTACTTGAATTCCACTTGTTTGTGCACCAACTGCACATCCACTATACCTTGCTGTAGGCATAGCATTTACAGTTGTCCAACTAGAACCATCATATTCTTCTGTCGCTGTTGAAGCAGTTGTAGTATATCCACCACAACAAACTCCCGCATCTCCAGACGTTCCAAAACCTTGTTGTCCTCTTCGAGCTGTATTTAAATTATTTCCTTCTGACCATGAAGTACCATTGTAAGTTTCTGATTCAGCTTTATTAGATCCATCATAACCACCTGCAGTTACAGTATCTGTTAATGTTCCAAAACCTGAATATGGATCACGGTTATCATTCATGTTTCCACCATTTGAAAAACCAGTTCCATTATATTCTTCTGTGGCTGTAGAATAAGGAGGTGCATTACCACCAGCATAAACAGCTGCAGTCTGTATTCCAGACGCAGAACCATTAATTCTTGCTGTATTTACATTAGATCCAGAAGACCATGCTCCACTTGCCACGACCCCTTTTAATTTTAATTCAGATCTATTATACCACATTTCTCCTGCTTTAGGATTAGGAGCGTTGTTTGTGTAGGATCTTATATTTCTTCCTTGAATATTTTTAAATGTACTCATTTAACCTCTAGTTATTTTTTAGAAGCCATCCTTGAGTATTATCTGTGAATACCAAAGTAAAGCCTGCTCTTTCAGTTGCTACTGTTAAGTCTGCTGCTGAACCTTGAATGTTTTTGCCGTTTCTTGCGACAGTTAAATTATTAGTGTCAAAGGTTCCTGCATAATCAACCACGGCAATTTCATCTCCTATTGTCGGTGATCCTGGTAAAGTTAAAGTTATTGCTCCAGCAGTAGTATTCATAAAATATCCTGCTCCTGCTGCACCTGATACAGGAGAATCTCCTGTTACTTTAACAGCTTGCCATGAAGTTCCACCAGCATCTGCTGCTTCCCAAGATAATACTCCACCTGTTGTTGATTTTAAAATGTAACCATTTCCTCCAGCTACTCCTGCAGGCCACGTTAAAGTATAATTTGTAGTTGTGCCTGATGCTTTCTGACCTATGTATTGACCACCCGAACTATCCTGTAATCTTAATTCTTTTTGTGAACCGATATTTAATCCAGTAGATGCATCCCAAACAAAATTAGCATCTCCACCAAATGAACCGGAAGTATTAAATTGTACTTGTGTATCTGAACCACCTGGTAATCCACCTACAGAAACTTCTGCAATATCTGGATTTGTACCGTCATTAGCGGTTGCATAAATAATTTTCCAACCTTTATCTGATGCTGTCCAAGTAACACTGTCACCTGATCCTGAAGCATATTTAAGTTGAACTGTGTAAGAACCACTTGTACTATTTTTTATAAAATAAAAATTTTCTACATCTATGGGAATTGTTACAATTTTATTTCCTGAAATTGTTTCTGGAGATTCTGCCCCTAAAACTATAACTCTTGTAGCTAAAGTAGCTCCTGTTGATCCATCGGATACAGCTAAAGCTGTTGTATTAGCTCCTGCTCCTGCTGTATTTAAAGTTTGTACTTTATAGCCACCAGAAATCTGTTCAAAAATATTTAAATTTGTATTAGTTTTTGTTCCCCATGTACCGGCGTTTTCACCAGTTGCCATTAGTTCAACACCAAGAGGTGTGTAAGTTGAAGCCATAATTTTTTTCTCCTAAGCTACGTGTGTTACGTCTGTATACGATGTATTTCCACTCACGTCAACATTGTTATAACTTGTATTTCCAGTAATATCAACATCTCCATATCCTAATGGAGCAACATTTCCTACAGCAGAAGTAGCCTCTTGTCCAGTTAATCCAATAACATCTGCTGGTGTAATTGTACCCACAGAAGCTGTTGCAGAAACCCCTGTTAAAGGAACTCCTATTTCAGGTATAATTGATCCTACAGAAGTTGTAGATCCTACACCAGTTATATTAAATACTTGTGCATCACTTGTTGAAAGTTCTCCTACAGAAGAAGTTGCATCAACTCCCGTTAAATTAACACCGAGTTCTAGACCTGTAGAACCCACTGCGGTTGTTGCTACTAAAGAAGCTAGACCTACTACTTGTTCAGCACCATCATTAATACCTAATTGACCTTCAGCAACAGTTGCTGTTTGGCCATCTGGTATAATTGTTGGTGATAAAACAAATGTAAATTCTCCAACAGAAGAGGTCATTGCTTGACCAGTTAATCCCATTACATCCGCAGGACTAATAGATCCAACACTTGTAGTTGCTTGTTGACCAGTTGGAATTTCAATTCCTTCTAATACACTGCCCCAACCATTTTCACCCCAGTCAAGAGTACCCCAACCAGGTTTTAATTCTACTGTAATTGATCCTACTGATGTTGTTGCTTGTTGCCCTACAAGATCTACATTAGGTGCATCGCCATAAGCTTGTGATCCCCATCCAAGACGGCCCCAACCTTGTTTAATAGTTGTTGCGTCGTTCCAACCTGCTTGTCCCCAGGATAATCGACCCCATCCTACCGACATGGGATACCTACGCTATACGAATAATTGCTGTTGAAGCTGCTGCTGCGGGAAATTGAATTGTAAAAGTTCCACTAGATACAGTTTTATCTCCACCAAAAGCAACTACCGCACATGCTTTGTCCGATTGTGTATCATTGTAAATTAAACAACCATTTGCTGTAAAAGATGCAGAAGTAAAACTAATATCTGCAAAATCACAAACTGCAGTTGAACCATCTAAAACAGGTGTAACACTTGTAAGTGCTTTTCCACCGGCTGTATAAGCTGATCCTGATGTGTTAGTTATTTCTTCTGAAGTTGTATAAGCTGTAGTACCCGCACCTAAAGATGCATCACTTTGATACAAAGCTAATTTAAAAGCGTTTCCAGATGATGCAGTAAAGTTGTGAGTGCCAACTAAAAGCTCTTGTTTAAAGCTATTACAAATCGCTGATGATATTGCCATAATATTTTACTCCTATTTACGGAGACGGTGACTTAACTGGTATTCTAACTGTTCCGTCAGTATAATCGTCTCGTCTTCGTCTTCCAAGTTGCATACCTGCAAACTGTTGTATAGCATTTTTATATCTATTTTCATAGTATGTCAACATTTCCATTGGACCTTTTAGATATCCAAAAGCTTCTACTAGACATGCATATAATAGACCTTGTGGGAAATATGTGCTTAAATAAGTATTGTTATTAAAACCAGTACCAGACCCAAGACCATTAGGCATTTTATTATAATAAACTCTAAATTTGTAATTAGCGTCAGGTGTAGGAGCTATGTACATTCCTCCTGAAGAAGTGTCTGTAGTATTATCTGCACCACCAAACATTGCATAATATTTAGGAAATCCGGTAACTGAATTAGTAGTATCCGTAGGAGATTGTATTTCTCCTTCAGGTCCAAATTTTCTATCTACAAATTCTGATAAATAAGTTTGATCTTTTTTCTCTAACCATTTTCCATTACCTTCAGTATTGGCTGTTGATTCGAATACTTCTATTCCTCTTATAAAAAGACATCCTGCCGGTGCATTAATTGTATTATCGTTTGCAGCTAAAGTACCTTCTTGAACATGTCTTTGAGCATCCATAGGAAGCTCTTGATAAATTCTAAATTCAGCGGCCATTAAAAAACCATCTAGAATAGTTGTTGTAAAAACTGTATCGTCTACTTCAGTATAATCTAAAATAGCCTGTTTAAGTGTAGTGTAATCGTATTTT